GCAGCGATTCCAGCGTTTATCCTGAAACTTGAAATCATCGAGTTCTGCGACCCCTAACGAAAGACGATTTAGATGAGCGGTTTATCCAAGTTCATTGTGACGTTTGCGGACGGTGCGACGATTGAAGTTGTGTCCGGCAATGCGGCGTGTGCCGCAGTAGGAGCGGCGAGTCTCCGAATGAACGGCGGTTGCTGTTCAGCGTCCGAACTTACGGTGACGGAAACTTGGCGAATGACTCCGGCTGGCGAGATTCAGGTCATCGATGCGGCGAGTGAGTTCCCGACGATCGAACTTGCGGCCGAGGTTATTGTTGATTCGGATGAGGAAGACGAAGAAATCATTAGCTGAAGGATTTGTGCCGATGTCCGAAAAATCCGCCCGTGGCATCTGCTGTCCGAAGTGCAAGGCTCCACTCAAGAGCCTGAAGTCACAGCGTACCTGCCCGCAGCCGAACGGTATCACCGAGCGAGACCGCAAGTGCCGGAATTGCGGGACAGTCGTAACGACCGAAGAGCGTGTTGTTTAGGTACACCCTACCCGATTCGTCTGTGCCGCGAGCATCTAGTCTTGCGGAAACAACACTGTTCGCTAGATAGTCCTGACAACCGAGGCTGAACGAGAGATCGTTCGGCGAATCGACGAGCGAAAGGTGGGAGTAGCTACCCGCCGAGAATTGCTCAACCAATTTGCTGCCAGTTGAGAGGCCGCGCGATTTCGCGTTTGGCCTCTTCGCTTTTTAGGTGCAGCAAATGGCTCTCTCACTTGCCGATCAAATTGCCGCCGACGCCGCCAAGGCGAAGCGTGTCGAGATCGACGGGCAAGTCATCGAGCGTCGGCCAATTGCTGACCAGATTGCCGCCGCTCAGTTCGGCGCTGCGAATCGTGCTGCCGCCAATGGTGCTCCGTTCTTTGGAATGCGAGTGGCCAAGATCATCCCCGGAGGGTGCGGATGATGGTGGCTCAGGCGACGATTTTGAATGAGTATGGCCAGCCGTACCGCAACGGTCACGCGAACGGTTCTGTGCCGCGTGAAGCTGTCTTGCAAGCCCTGCAAGCGGTGAAACAGCGTCCGAAATCTGGACCACGAGACATCGACGCGTTGTATGACGCGGCGGGCGCTTCGACAGAGTTCGCAGCCCAATGGGCCACGGCTGACCGGCTGGATTCGGACGCCGCAAATAATCGCGGTGTCCGCGCACAGCTTGTACGGCGATCACGGCACGAGATGAAGAATAACGGCATCATGGCCGGCATTGTGCAGACTTACTGCACCGACATCATCGGGATTGGCCCCAAGCTACAGGTTACGACTGACTCGAAAGAGTTCAACGAGGACGTTGAGAAATCGTGGCACGACTGGGCGAAGAAAATCCACCTGCGCCGCAAACTGTGGTGCATGTGTCATGCGAAAGTGACCGACGGCGAAGGGTTCGGAATCGTTCGTACCAATCGGCGGCTCAAGCATCCGATCAAGCTCGACTTGGTTCTGTTTGAGACCGAGCAATGCCAGACGCCCTATCTGCCGGTTCAGTTCGGCAAGATTGATGGCATCACGTTCGATCAAGAGACCGGCGTCGTCGAGAGCTATGACGTCCTCAAGCGTCATCCTGGCGGCCTGTTCAATTTCTTGAACCTGTTGGTGCCGGAGACCGTCCGGGCCAAGTTCGTGATGCACTGGTTTTTGTTGACGCGACCGGGACAGCATCGCGGCGTGCCTGAATTGACATCGACGCTGCACGTCGGAGCGGCCTCTCGCCGTCTGCGTGAGGCGGTTGTCGCCGGCAATGAAGTGGCGGCAGACCTGTCGCTCATCATCAAGACGACGATGCTCGCTCAGGAAGATGTGGCCCCACTGCCGCCGGGTAGCTTCAATTTCGACAAGCGAATGGCGGTTGCCCTGCCGGCCGGATACGAGCCGATGCAGATGAAATCGGAGCATCCGAACGCTCAATATCAGGAATTCATGCGGTCACAGATCGGCGAGCAGGCTCGGCCGCTGTCGATGCCGTACAACAAAGCGGCGTGCGATTCCAGCGGTGCCAACTTCGCGAGCGGCCAACTGGATCACATTCCGTATTACGCAGGCGTGGACGTTCACCGCGAAGACTGTGCGGACCTCGTTCTCGACCCGCTGTTCGCCGTCTGGTGGGAAGAGTGGGCCAGCCGCAACTACAGCGTCGGGTACGAAGGCATCGAGATTGATCCTTCCGAGCCGCCGGAGCATCAATGGGACTTCCCTGGCCATCAAGTTGCCAATGAAGAGGCCCGTGCCACTGCCCGCGACAAGAACATCAAGAACGGTTCGCTCTCGCTCGGCGAGGCCGCTGCCGAAGACGGTGGCGACTTTGAAGAGCGACTGCCGCATCTCGCTCAGGAATACGGCCAGACCGACGACGAAATGCGGTCGGTCCTGTTGAGCAACTCGTTCTCGCAGGGGTTCCTGGCTCAAGCCCAAGTCGAATCAGTGAAGGCACAGGCTGCCGCCGCCGTGAAGTCCGAGCAAGCCAAGAGCACGCTCGGCGTCGTGAAGTCACTCAAGAATGGCGACATCACGGCCAGTGCGGCGGAATCGCTGCTCGTGTGTCTGTGCGGCCTCGACCCCATTAGCGCGAAAGCCATCGCGGGAGGCGTCGCCGCATGAAGAAATTCCCAACGATTCACGCCGCCGACAACGAGGACTTCATCGCCATTGAGGCGACTGGTGAAGTCACGATCGTTGCAGCGGACTCAGAAACCAAATCAGCCCCGACGTTCAAGGTGGTTGCCTACACGGGCGGCAAGCTGGTGGTCGCGGGCTACGACTATCCGATCGTGGTGGACCTGAAAGGGATGACGAGCCGCAAGTCGGTCGTCGCAAACCTGGATCACGTCCGCACGTCGCGAGTCGGGCATGTCACGGAAGTCCACAACGACCATCGGACACTCTCGCTGGACGGTGCGTTTTCGGTTCCATCGGCATCGACGAGCGAAGTGATCGGCGCTGCCGCCAACGGTTTCCCGTGGCAGGCCAGCGTGGAGGTTTCACCAAAGACAAAGCCCGTCTTAACGGATGCCGGCAAGACAGTGGAAGTGAATGGGCAGGTCCATGACGGGCCGGTCCTCGTGGCTCGCAAGAGCGTTCTGAATGGATTCGCGTTCCTCGGTATGGGCGCGGACGACAACACCAAATGCAAAATCGCGGCAGAAGCCGTCTCTCCCCCGAAAGGAAATCCGATGAACCCCAATTTCAAAGCGTGGTTGGTTGAACTGAGCCTTGATCCCGAAGTTGTCGCGGCATTCCCGGAGCAACTGGCGAAGCTGGATGCCAAGTGGAAAGGCGAAATCGAGGCTGCCAAAAAGCCTGATCCAGAACCGACGATCGAAGCGGCCAAGGTTGATCCCGCGAAGGCTGACTCGTTCAGTCTGGTGGACATCCTGTCGGCTCACTCGCAGTTCTCTGACGACCTCGCGACCGTGATTGCTCAGTACGAAGACGATATCACGGACAAGACGGCCCTGAAGAAGATTCAGGCTCAAGCCGTGAAGGAAAAGGCTCGTCTCAAGAAATCGGCCATCGCCGAGAAGTGGGATGCGGCCAAGTTCGAGAACGAAGCGATTCGCGCGACCGCTGACCTGAAAGTCGAGTGCATCCTGGCCGAGCGACCGGCTGGACCGGCGATTCATTCGCACTCTGCGGGTGCCGCGTCTGGCGAAGTCTTGGCTGCTGCCGTGGCGGTTGCCGGCAAATTGTCGGACGTCGAGAAGCAGTACGACGACAAGACGCTGCAAGCCGCTCACACGCGATTCAAGAGCGGGATCAGCCTGCAAGAACTGATGATCGAAGCCGCTCAAGCCAACGGCTGCCCGGTGCGATCGTTCCGACAAGACCCGATGAAGATTCAGCAGTACGCTTTTTCGCCGCAGATTTTCGCCGATGGATTCTCCAACGTGGACATCCCCGGACTGCTCAGCAACAACGCGAACAAGTTCCTGCTCGAAGGCTTCACGATGGTCGAGAATGCGTGGTCGAAGATCGCGTCACGACGACCCGTGAACGACTTCAAGACGCACACCTCGTACCGCCTGTTGGGTACTGGTTCGTTCGTGAAGGTCGGACCAACCGGTGAGATCACGCACGGCAAGCTGAGTGAAGAATCATTCACCAACAAGGCTGAAACACGGGCCTTGATGCTCACCGTGACCCGCGAGCACATGATTAACGATGACCTCGGTGCGATCACGAGTGCTCCGCGCCTGCTGGGACGTGGCGGTGGCACGGCGTTGAACGAAGTCTTCTGGGCGACTTGGCTCGACGACTCGGCGTTCTTCACCGCCGGGAATAAGAACTACCTCGTCGGGGCCGGTGCGTTGTCGGTGCTCGGTATCGACTCGCTGACCACGATGGAGCAGAAGTTCATGGACTTCGTCGATCCTGACGGCAAGCCGATCGGCAACATGCCGCGAATCTTGCT